ATTCGTGCGATGTACTTGGTTGGTGGAGGAGCTTTAGGAAATATTTCGGCTAACATTATTGACGCTATCGTTTACATCCCTTCATTTACTTCTTCACAAACAAGCGCTTTAAACTCTGCTATAACCGTAGCAAATGGAACAGCAGCTTTAGGTGGCGCAGAACCAGAGAGCAATGATGAGATACGCGTTCAAGCTCCACTTGTTTTACGTTCATCTAACAGAGCGGTAACTTTAGAAGACTATAAAAACCTATCATTATCAGTGACAGGTATTGGTAAAGCAAATGCGTACAGCTCAACGTGGACATCAGTCACGGTGTATATTGCTCCAAGTAGAGATGTAAATGATACAGACATACAGCCAGGACTTACAGAAACTGGAGCTGTATCTCCTGAGTACACTGATTTAGCAGAGTCTCTTACTGACTACTTGTCTAACAAGTTGCTTATTGGAAGCTCCGTAACTGTTCAACCACCTGCTTACTCTGACTTAATTATCACTATTCAGTATGTTAAATTACCTCAATACACACAAGCGGAAACTGACATAAACATAAAGAAATCACTTCTATTTGTGTACGGCTACACAGGTATGGACTTCCAAGACACAATTTACCCACAAGACATTGAGTATGTACTAAACCAAACAGAAGGAATTAAAACAGCAAAAATAGTTTCTCTTTATAAAAATGGGTCAACTATCACTGGAAATGCAACCAACGTTAAAGTTGGCTACAACTTAGATACCGCCGCTTCGGGCTATATTACTTACACAGTCAATCAACGCCATGCAATGAAGGCTGGAGGCACTGTAACTATTGTAGGGCTTTCTGCAGCTGGCTTCAATGTTTCAAATGCTGCGATTGTATCTGTTGATGATTACAGATTTGTTGTTGCAAATGCAACTACTGGAACTGCTTCTGGAACAGGTATTGTAACTGGCCTTGCTCCTTTGACTGGGTTTGCAAATGAAATCTTTAGATTCAAAGAAAGCAATATGAATATTGGATTGTACAGTGGATGATGACCGTAAAAGTCTTGGATTTTTTAGAGGGGTTGTCCAAAACAACAAAGACCCACTAAATCAACGACGACTACAGGTTCTAGTACCACAGTCTACTGGAGCTGAAGTAACTGATTGGGTTTGGCCTGTTGAACCACACGGTATACACACCTCTCCTCCAAAAGTAGGGCAGGGGGTTTGGGTATCTTACATCACTGGAGACTCAGAGTATCCTGTTTGGATTGGTTCGTTTGGAAAACACCAAGAAGCAAGTAAACCTTACTTAGTAAAACCGCTGCTAAACACTGTATCACTATCGGGATTAACACCCTACTTAATAGTTGAGTCTGAGCCAGACGGAACGCAAGTTATAGAACTTACAAAAACTTTACTGGCAATGGCACAAACTCTGCTAAACCATGAACAACGTATTACATCACTAGAGTCACGAGTATCTACTTTAGAGTCGCAAATGGCTGGTAAAGCAAACGCAGGCCATAGTCACCCAGGACTTTAGCAACTAAACCAGTAGTAAACCAGAGAAAATACAACATTACGATGGAAAGGTAACAAATGGCAGTCTATTACCCAGGGAATATTAAGAACGACTTTAGCTCTAAAGTTGACTTTACAGACACAGTTATTGCCTCCCACATTAACGACCTTCAAGGTGAAGTAACAGCTATTGAAACTACCCTTGGAACTTTCCCATTAACCAGCTCTGGTTGGGGAACATCAGGCTTTGACACCACAACCACAACTTGGTCAACTGTTAAAGACCGTATAAATAACATTGAAATTGGTATTGCAAATACTCGCGCTCAAGTTGCATTAATAACTGCAGAAACACTAGCGGGAACAACTCTTAAAAGCACCATCACTGCTTCATCTCTAGTTTCTTTTGGAACATCCCCTGTTCTAAGCGACCCAAAGATATACATAAGTATCAACAGTAGAACAGCTTCTTACACAGCAGTTCTTGCAGACGCAGACAAATTAGTAACTATGGCTGTTTCTACAGCTAACACTTTTTCAATCCCAACTAATGCAACCGTCCCATTTCCAATTGGCACAAAAATTCACGTGGCTCAATTTGGTACAGGAACAACAACAATTTCCGCAGTTACACCTGGAACAACAACTTTGGTTTCGGCTGGAGCTGCGCCTGCTGCGCCATACGCCCGTGTTCAATATGCTTCCGCAACTTGCATCAAGACGGGAACCGATACTTGGTTTATTCTTGGCGACATCCGATAGGATTTTAAATGGCTAATTATGGTAATGCAGTCTATGGAATCTCTAAGTATGGCATTAGTCCATTACTTGCGTACTCTGTTGAACCAATGGCTTTACTGGTTACAGATTTTCATGAGGCGTACGTCTACTGGAAAACTCCAACAGGAAATTACACTAAGGTAAGGTTACTACGTAACCAAAACAGTTTTCCAGAAACATCAGAAGATGGCGTCATTGTTTACGAAGATTCCACAACTACACTTACTAAAACTGTATTCAATGATGGTGGAGGAGTTGAAGACCTACCTTTAACACCCGCTATTGTTCCTGGCAAACCTATTTATTACAAACTATTTCTATTTACAGACGCATTAGCGTGGGTAGATGCTGGCTCTGTAGGTGGAGTAGTACCAGGTGACCACCAGACAGCGGAAAAAATGTTAAACTTTTTACCTAGAGTTTTTACAAGTGCAGAACAGTCTCCTTTATCTCCAGTTGACTACAACTCTGCTTTAGCAAACTTCATGGATTCATTTGGGTTTGAACTAGATGAAGCATTAACTTATTTAGACCTCTTGCTACCTGACCACACTAGAATTTCAACAGTTTCTTCTATGCTGCCGTTAGAGGTAGCCAACTTTGGCTTGTTAAGTGAGCCGGGTTTACCCGTGAAAAACCAAAAGCAACTAATCCGTGAAGCTGTGTACATGTATAACAACAAAGGAACTCTCAACGGATTAGGTACCTACATTGAGTCTTTAACTGGCTACGCTCCAATATTAGCTGTTTCTAAAAACCTACTGTTAACACCTCAAGACTCAACATTTTATAAATCAACAGGTAATTGGACTGCAACAAACACTTCAACATTTGCTGCATCAACAGAGCAAGTTCCACCTACAAACTCAAATAACATTGACCTTTCTTACACATGCAAGATTGTTGCAACAGGCGCTGGTTCAATGAAGTTAGGTAATCTTGACCCTGTACGTACAGGAATCCCTGTTTCTCCAGCAACTAACTACGTTTTATCTGCACAGATTAAGTCACCAGCAAGTGCGGGAAGTATCACCCCTAAAATTACTTGGCATGACGGTACTGGAAGTCAACTAGGAAGCACCATTTCTGGAACAGCAACAGCTGGAACAAACACTTGGGCTGAAACATCTGTAACAGCTAGAACACCTAAAAAAGTGTCTGAGGCTGTAGCAAATGCTGTTGGCGCATCTGGCACAGTAACTTACACAACGTCATCAGACCACAACCTTGTTGCTGGAGAAGTAGTAACTATAGATGGATTTATTGCGCCAGATACTGCGTTTAATTTAACTGACGTAACAATAGCTACAGTCCCAACAAGCACGACCTTTACAGTAACTTCTTCGGTTACAGGTACAACAACCACTACTGGGTTAGTAACTAACTCCAGTACAGACGCTTACTACGCAAGTGTTGATCTTGCTTGGTCTGCTGCGGGAACTTATTACGTAGATATGGTCTGCCTTCAAAGCGGACAAACTGTTGCGTACGATGAAGCGCGTTCTTTAGACATTTTTTTACTACCAAACAAAACAAATTTTATTAAAAACCCAACTTTTGAAACAGACGTAACAACCAGTTGGACTAAAGTTGGTACAAACCTAACTGTAACTCAAGATGCAGATAACCCAACAGAGTCATATTCAGGTGCACACGGAGCAAAACTAGTTAACACAAGCGGTGATTGGTCATACACCTCAAACACTTTCCCTATTGAAAAGGGTCAGTACTACTCATTTTCTTTCTACAAAAAAGCAACAGCAGGGTTTACTTTGACAGTTGTTGGTAGAGACAGCGGAGGAACTGTTGTGTCAGTAGATACTCCAGCACCTTACACAGTCGGACTTTCCGCTACGTGGGTCCGTGATTACTACACTGTACTTGTAGGAGTTAACTCTGATATAGAAACTCTAGAAGTACAGTTCTCTGGAACTGGTGCAAACACCTTATTCTTAGACTCAATCCAAGCTGAGAAATCACCAAAATCTACAGACTACTTTGATGGCAGTCTGTTGGCAATTAGCGGTAACCCTTTTGGAGCGGTATGGCAAGGGGATGTTGGTAACTCTTACTCTTCAGTATACAATAGCAAACCACTAAAGTTGCCTCGCCTTGGTTACACCCTTAAGGATTGGGTTCCTCAAAACCTCTTCTGGAGGATTAGGACTTACGAAACCTTGGAGTACACAAACCTAACAGCGGTGTAGTATGCGCCTATGGTCAACCTACTTATAGCAGTACTCCTATCGGGGTTAGCAGTAACTTTTACAATTGAACTTATATCTCTTGGCTTAGGTCTTCTAATAAGCAAAGAAAAACTATACGCGTTTCTTTCATTACCACTAAGCTTTGGTGCGCTACTTTGCTTCTACAGTGTCAGCTTAAAGTTTGTTGTTTCTGTGCCAGCAATATCATTTATTGCTCTACTAATAAACAAATACATAAATAAACCGATAACAATTGCGGCACCAAGACGATAGGAACACAATGAAAATAGCTGTTTTTTCAGAAGATGACTTAGATGTATCACTTGGTATTGACCAACTTCTCACAAAGTATTCTGAACAATCGCCCGAAGTACTTTTTCCAGTAAAGACAGATTACGAGCACTTCTCTCAAAGCATTATACGAAAGTGCTTAGAGAACCAAGTAAAAGTAACTGCTTTTTTAAGTGATGCTACAGATGTAGGTCACATAATCAAACAGGTAGATTCATTTGTGCTCTGCGAAGACCCAGTGAACGACTTGTTACGACAGCTATCTACTGGAGATGCAATAGGCATTGTTTGGACAGATAGCCTCACTGACCACCTAATCATCCACACCGTTGAAGACCTTGCGTTAGATACGTGGGATATAACTGACGGAATGGACCCGCTTGAAATGGACGAGAACCCATTCTTGGGTATGGACCCAGATGAACTACACGACGGCATGCACAAGGCTTTAGGAGTCTTTGTAGATATGATGAGCGCCTTCATAGCCAGCACGGTTATGGAGTCGTTAGGTCAAGCCGTTGTCCAGCATCTGAACGAACAAGTAGACAAAAAAGACATTTCA